TACAAACCTCAACCGATCAAATAGAAGATATGGCCCTACGAATTACTGGAGAATCGTTCACGGTCATTTTTATGAGGAATAGGCTCCCAATACCTCCCCTCCTCACCACAGTAGTCATCATGCCTCACTTCAAATATGGTTGATGAATAGACAATACCACTCAACAGACTAATCTTTCCAAAGAGTTTGCACCGCATCGATGGCATGTAGTGCTTGCACGAGTCACACGTCTTGACGGTCGGAACCTTGAGATGAGGTGTAAACATAATTCGGGTCGACATTACTTATAGAGACTTCCTCCTCTATAAGTAATATGATGCTAAGTATTGATGTCGGAATTAAGAATCTTGCAATGTGTGTCATGGACCAAAAGAAGATTAAGTACTGGGACGTTTCAGGTGTTCCTCCTATGCATCAGGATGGCTTGTTCCCTTGTATGAAGAAGCATCTGGATGAACGTCTCGAGTTTTTCCATGATGTGAGCAAGGTTGTGATTGAAAAGCAACCTGATAAGAATAAGGGGATCAAGTCTGTGGAGCACTTTCTGCACACGTACTTTCTATGTCACGACAAGGATGTTATCATATGGGATGCTCGCCACAAGATTCCAGATGTAGTAGGGCCAGGAAGAGAACAATATAAGATACGTAAAAAGGCTTCGGTTGATAGATGTCGGTTGTTTCTAGAAGAGGAGAATGAGGAGTGGCTCGAACAATTTGACAAATCAAAGAAGAAGGATGATCTTGCAGATACAGTCATGCAAGCTCTTTCATTCATTAGCATCAAGGCGGACACCAAAGAACCTCCAAAGTCCAAGCCTAGAAAACCAACTGAGAATCAAACCAGAACAAAGTATTCCAAGGCGAATCTCGCGTGGATCGTAAAGACGAATGCAAAACAAGATGCTCGATTTGTCAAGGATCTTGCGAGGTACTACAGGAACCTAGATGAGCTAAAGGCTGAATATAATCTTGAAGAATAGTACATGTCGAAATTCATAGAAGACTTGACAGAGGCTCTAGCAAAGAATGGGGCAAAGGTGGTGAAGGATGGTGAATCTTCTTATATTGATTTTGGAAAAGGTGTTACGGCTGATATACGTTCAGGTACAAAAATTGCCAAACCAAACACTAGTTTCCTAGAGAGCATGTCAGAAGCTATAAATGAAGATTCAAAAGGGTTCTTTAAAGATGTCGAAAAGAATTCCGGTAGGATTTCTGAACAGGCTGACATTGCAGAAGGTAAAACAGCAGCTGAAGTTCAAGCTGAATCTGCAGCTGATGTAACAAAGACAACGGCTGCGGGGTCAAGTGCTGAACTTGAAGCAAAAAATACTGCAAATTCCATCTTTGGAAATGGAACGGCTGTGACAGCCTTTGCCGGAATTGGAGCTGTATTTGTTACCACAGATATTGCTATAGGCTATAAATGTACTAACAACGTAACTGTCGATATTGAAGATATAGATGAAGATGTAATTACATATAAGTATACACCGGTTGGACTGTGTAAGGCGGGTACATTCAGACCAAGAGTCAATGATGTTGTCACGTTCAGCTTTAGTGGTACTACTCTGTACAAGATTACGGCTATAGATAAAGATCAAGTGACTGTTGATGGACCCGAGATTACGGCAACCACTGGCCAGATGACAGTCTTGACGACACTTAGTCACCAGGCAACTGGAACTGTAGGTGATATCACTAACTATGTTGTAAGTGCCGCAGAGTCTATATTGTCTGGTGGTGCCAGTATACTCAAGTGGATTCTGATTGGACTAGCCGTTGTCATTATCCTCTTTATGATTATTTTCGTTGTAATTAAAAAATTTGTATAACGTAATGAATGTCACTGTTATTGTACTAGTCATTCTCATTCTTATAGTCTTGGTGATTTCAGGGTATGTCATATTTCATCACAGCACAAATACAACACCCGGGACTGGAATGGATTGTATGGGATCATGGGGTGAATGTGAAGGTGATTGTGGTATAGGAACCCAAACATACAACATAACTAGGAAACGTAAGGGTGGTGGTACAGATTGTCCTGAAGAGGATGGAAACACACGAGATTGTGATTTAGATCCATGTGGTCCGCCACCTGGCCCCCCATCTATAGGGTGCGAAGGAACTACTGGACTCTCTAGAGTTTGCTGTGAAGCAAAGAAGATGGCTGTGGATTCAGCAGGTCAAATATTGTTCTATGAAGCACTGAAGAAGCTTCTGAAACCTTCAGAATTATACAATCTGTTCAAAGGTGAGTACAAGAAAAATTTAAGCCTGATTGAAGATGCTATGAAGAGTGCTGATATAGAACTGGAAAAACTAGGTTCTAAGGCTGCCACAAAGACAATCGAGAAAAAGACTGTTCTTGGTAGAGCTCTTGAATATCTGCAAGGTAAACCAACCGAAGTTGACAAGTTTATAAGGAGTGGTATCAAGAGTGGTGATTTAGCAAAAGAATCTCCTACATTTCATCAAGTGAAGGATCCAGAAGAACTATTTAAACAATTGTTTTATGATGAATTGACCAAAGGTGGAATGAATGGGGATAAAATTGCAGAAACAATTGGCAAAAGAGCAGAACTTCTTGAGGCTGATGCTTTACTAGGACCTGTAGGGTGGGCTCTCGATGGAATAATGGCTGCAGGTATGTTTGCAGATGTCTTTGGTAACAAGGGTTTTGTCAATTTCTCAACAACACAAGATTTGATAGCAAGACGTGATGAGCTCATTGGTCAGCTTGAGACTCAGGAAGGGCTCATCTTCCCATACATCGTAGGTCCACTCGATGCTGACCGAGTTGCACACCCAGATGATTTGAATACTTTAGTAGTTGGTAAAATGTTTGATCTCCTACTTTCTGTAGATGCAAACACTACCGATGCTAATGTTTTACCAAATCCACTACTCATTCAGATCTTGAGCAGTGTGACTACATTTACCAATGATGCAGATTTACTAACATCCATCACAGTTGGACTGCAGAGTATTCCACAGGCTGATTACGATGCATTGTTCGATCTGGCATTCGAGTCTCTCTGTACAGATCAGGGTGGTATCCTAATTGATAGTGGTATTGCAGGATATCCAAAGTTTTGCTCATATCCGGACAAGGAATCTTGTCATGCAAGTTGTGAGTGGAATCCAGCCATTGGGTCTGCAAAGGCTGACTCTATATATACAGAATGGAGATCCCAAGCATTCTTTGGAAAGTACAATTACCAGAATATTCCAGCAACTGGAGCATGTATTATGATGGATGATTCTCTGCATAGATTCTGTAACAGACCAGCTAAAATTAGAACATGGAGATATGAATCCATTCGTCATCCACAGGTATATTACGACTACTATTCATATTATACTTACAATAGAGAGAGTGGAGTTTGTACACCAGTACAAAACCAATGTCTAGAATGGGGTATTGGATATCAGGGCGATAATACTGTAACAGATTCTAATCCAGCACTTGGCGGAATAAAGTATGGAAGCTGCAAACAGAATAACGACTGGGCAACTTGGTTTATGGAGTGTATTACTGGTGAAGTCATACCAAATGAAGTGAGTTCTTGTCTAACATCATCCACAGGGTATAAACCATATTGTAACCAACCTGAAAAATGGTGCCTCTATAGGGGAAGTGATGATACTTCCAGTCAACCTAATTATTGTAAGGGAAATGATACTCTATTAACCAGACCCAACTAGTCTATTAAGATATGCAGTTGAACATTCACATACATTACTAGAATTTAGAAAGCATCCAACATCACAATCGGTACAAAAGTCATGAATGTAGCCTACATTACATACGCATCTACCAGTAGTGATATCTAGAACTCCATTACCACACGTGGCGGCCTTACATCCACTATGACCATCATATTCATATCCATTTCTACATACACATAGACTATCTGCAGTTGTTCGAGTCATGTTTGCACCCGGACATACTTTGACACATTGTCCAGTTTCATTCATAGTATACCCTGGTATACATTCACATTCATCTATATCAACATTGTATATTGAATGAGCTTTACAGCACACACAATTCTCACCATCATCAATGAGAGCAGGTGAAGAGCAAGTACATTTATTCAGTAAATAATTATAGCTCAGACCCTCAGGGCAATCATCATCTACACATTGATCTGTAAGTCTGTTGTATGTGTATCCATCTTCACATATCCTGTCATCTTTCATCTTGTAAGATTCTGCTCTGTGGGTTATACCCCATATGTAGCTTACAAGTGCAACAATGAAGATGAGAGCCAGAAGGAATATGACTAGGTTCTGATTCCGTGCAAACAAAAGTGCCCACAGAAGAAATATGATGAGCAGTATCGGTATAAGGATCATCTTCTATATATATATAAAATAAATGAAGGTTACAAAAACATTCTACGAAATTCATGGACGTATGTATATTGATCTCGACTATGAAAAGATCAAGATACCTTGGAGATATAACAGGGTCATGTGCAGAGTGAATGGTCTCAAGACTATTCAGGAGCTTGAAGTTGGTCAGGAGGTGAGAGCTTTTATAGAGCTGAGACCTTGGGATGGTGAAAACTTTAAGGTTCTAAAGGAGTTGAGCACAGACTAAATATGCTGAGTCGTACTGGGTATATTGTACCAGATGATGCTGAAATTAAAAAGGAACTCACAGTAAGAGGAATAGAGAATGCTGTCGGAATTCGACCGCCAAGTTTCAAAGTCTTTAGGTCGGATAAAGGTAAAATGTGCATCCCAAGATACTATGGAGAGGAGCGTTTCGGACCAGCAAAGGATCACAGACCAGAACCGGTACAAAGGGAACTACTTTTCAATGGAAAACTCAGAGACTTTCAAATCCAAGCCCACAAAGCCTTCATGGAGACAAAGAGTGGCGGAGTGCTTTCGATATATTGCGGTGGCGGAAAAACCACTATTGCGCTCGCCATTGCTGCCTCCCTACGACTCAGAGTACTTATCATAGTCCACAAAGAGTTTCTCGCAAATCAATGGCGTGAAAGAATCAACCAGTTTTGTCCTGGGGCAAGTGTTGGCATTGTTCAGGGTGACAAGTGTGAGCTTGAGCACGACTTTGTCATTGGGATGATTCAGACTATGTGTCAACGTGAACATCCCATCGGAACCTTCGACTCGATCGGCCTTTTGATTGTGGATGAGGCTCATCATATAGGAGCACCTGCATTCTCACAGTTCATGTTCAAGTTGTGCCCCAAGTACACTCTTGGACTCACTGCGACTCCAGAGCGAAAGGATGGTCTGACACGAATATTGTATTGGTTTCTCGGCCCTTCATTCTTTACTCTTGAACGGACAGATCAAGAGCACGTCAAGGTGCACAAGATTGAGTTTATGTGTGATGAATTCAAGAGAGCACCTCCTCTCAACCGTATTGGCCAACTCTCGATAGTAGAGATGGTGACGGCTCTATGTGAGATTAAATCACGCACAGATCTGATACTTGATATTATTCATAAGAATCCGACCCGTAAGATTCTGGTGCTGACTGATCGTAGAAGTCACTGCTTTGATATACAGTCTCAGGTGAAGGATTCTGCACTGTACATAGGTGGTATGTCTGAAAAGGATCTCGAGACATCGAGCAAGGCGAGAGTTATTGTGGCTACATTCAGCCAAGCGCATGAGGGTCTCGATATTCCAGCGCTGGATACAGTCATATTAGCCTCTCCACACTCTGATGTGAAACAGGCTGTGGGAAGAATTCTTAGGGGTGGGAACAAAAATACACCAGCCATATACGATATTGTTGATAAATGGAGTGTTCTTTACGGTATGTGGAAAAAACGCGCGTCCATGTATCAGCAATCTGGGTTTGATTGCGAAGTCACTGAAACGAAATGTCTATTTTAGACTGTCGAGTAGAGCAAGACCAAAAACACCAAAGATGAAATACATTAGAAAGTAGTGCGTATCATCCTCTGGATCTTCCATGACATAAGGTTCTATTGGAACCTGTGGTTCCACTTGAGCTGGCTGAGGAACCGGAGGTGGGGGATCTGGCGCCTTGTACAAGGTTTTGGGATATAACCTCATTAATTAATACTTAGATTAAATTGTCACCTCCTTCTTTTTTGTTGTCTTCTTCTTACCAGTCTTGATGGTGAGATCCTTCGTCTCTGAGTTGATGGAGACAATGTCGGACACCTCATCTTCTGAGATGACTGAGGGTGCTGGAGGAGCCTCCTCTCGGAAGACTGGTCTGGAATTTGCTGGCTGTGGTGGTGGCATAAACCCACCCATCATTGATCCAATATCGATTCCAGGTCCACGCATCTCTCTACGCCCTCCAGTGTCTGGAGGAGGTGGCTGACTCGTCTGAGACTTTTTGACTGCATCCATCATATTCTTCACAAGATCTGGATTGTCTCTCATCACCTTTCCAGTATCCAGACCTGCAGACTTGAACATTGATTTCGTAAGATGGAACATCATAGCTGATCCTCCCACCATCATCATCAGCTTAATCTCAGGAGCCACAGCAATCTTATCCTTGTACTTGGTGTGAAGCTCCTCAAATACAGTATCATAATCATCAATATTTTCCATCATATTCTCCGACCATCCATCGAGCTGTACATCGAATGGATCATACTTCTTATTAATAAACTCAATACCAGTAACACAAGCAATCATAATGCGCCTGGCAAACTTGATACCCTGATCAGACTCAATCTGGTACATAATTCGCTTGTACTCTGTGCGAATCTGCTCAATTTCAGAATATGCATTCAGTTTACCAGACGTCTTGAAGCCCTTCTTCTCAAGGCGTGCAAGTTTGTTCAGCAAGTCAGCTTTCTCATCCTCAATTGAGGAGTATCCAGGAGATGGCTGTGGTCCAACAGGACCCTGATCATACTCATCCTCTCCATAATCCTCCTCATCATAACCATCATCAGGATGGAACTCCTCCTTCTCTTTATTGAAGGATACACGCTTCGTTGGATTTGTAAATACATCCAGGTTAGGTTCCTGTCTGGGTGGCATGGGTCGTCTTGGGGGTGGGGCAGACTTCAATTCAATCTCATCCAGAAGAGCCTGCTCTCCTGGATCCATATTCAAAACCAGGGACTGGTCTTTATTCAAGACAATGTCAGCCATATAAAACTTTATAAGAAAGGAAGCTAAAATCTTTAACGCAGGCGAAAATAAAATATCGACGAATGATAAATGGCAAACTCAATGGACTCGAAAACTCTACTCATCATCGTTGCTGTAATTCTGCTGTTCATGTACCTTCAGCCCAGTTCATGCAGCTATGCTTCTAAGCCTGCAAATAAAGTAAATTACAGAAAAAGACGGATGTATGAGACTGCACCAATGGCTCCAACGCCCCCAATGGCTCCAACGCCCCCAATGGCTCCACAGCCCCCAATGGCTCCACAGCCCCCAATGGCTCCACAGCCCCCAATGGCTCCACAGCCCCCAATGGCTCCACAGCCCCCAATGGCTCCAATGGCCGCAAGCGCATATTCTGGTAACCTAGCAGTTGGTACACCACGTAAGGCACCATACGAGATGCCAACGAATAATGCGGCACCTTTCAAGTCTGGTTACATGCCAACTGGTAATGCAGCACCAGTCAAGGCAAAGTATGAGATGCCAACGAATAATGCAGCACCGGTAAAGTACCAGNCACTNAGNGTAAACTCTAAGAATGNCGGGGCAGCNCCNTACAAAAAAAGAAACTACTAAATAGTAATGGAAACATATACAATTACGATAGATAGCTTGCAGTCACCTCAAAATACCAACTTTACAATTGATATATCAACTCTACATCTCACAAACATTTCAGAAGTTGAAGTACTCAGGGCATCAATATCTACAACTGACAACTCAAGTGCAGTATATGTATATATTGATCAGTTAGCTGGTAATCAATATAGTCATAGAATATCACCCGTAGGTACCATCAGTAACAAGTACCTTGATGGATCTATAGTATCTTGGAATCCTTACACTTCACCCAGAACAACGTTTACGAGAGGTGGTCATTGGAAAGCTTATTTAGCTTATGATACACCAAAAGATTCCTTGTCTGCACTTTCAGTCTCTTTGTACAACCAAAACGGAACACCACTTACAGAGGCTGGATCTGATACGACATATTTAATTCTTAGAGTAACTTGTACTCTACCAGTTGCTCCTGAACCTGTTGTTAAAAGTCTCCCACCCGTTCCTATTCCTATGACTAAAGAATCTACATATGTACCAAATACTCCATCATACATTCCAAAGTACACAATATATTTTGTACTAGCTATACTGTTAGCTATCGGCGCAAGGATTTTTTTTGCCTCTTCTTAGACTCATTTCTAATGAGAGCCATAATTAGAATCGATAATACAGTAGCAATAAAAGCTACAAGCATATAATACTTTAATGAATCATTAGGGAATGGAACAAAGTGTGTTATTGTTTTTCTAATTACATCGATCCATGCATATGCAACTGCAAATGAAATTCCTGCTGCTATACCTTTGAGATCTTCGTTAATCTCATCGCTAGTTATACTCATATATAACTAGTCCAGATTTTCTTCCTGTTTGATAATCTCCTTAAACTGCTTGAGTGGTTTAATAGGTTCTTCATCTTCAACGATGAGTTTCTTATTATTTTCGAGAGGCCAGTAGAAAGTTTTCTTACTCTTTAGCATCTGCTTTATCTATGGATTTTTTTAGAGACTTTTCTGCTGGAGTCTCAGGTTCCCACTCGGCCCAAGTATCATAACACTCATTCACCTTGAGTAGTTGCTCATCTGAGCCTTCGTATCTCGTGAAGGGTTCATCATCCTCCTCCATCTCCTCCATCTCTTCGTCAGAGTCTGAGTCATTCAGCTCTGGGAAGAGTGTGCCCAACTGTTTGCCTGTGACATTTCTTGCGGCAAACCGAAAGCCATACTGGATATCAGTTGCAGTGACTGTTGATCGGCCACACGCCTTTGCATAATGAGCAGCTAGTATAACTGCAGATTCATATACAGGTATAAAAATGTTCATAGCAGCCTCCATCGCGTATAGCTAGGTAGCTTTAATTCCTTTTAATAGTAGTGATGAACCTCCAGATCAAGAAATTTGATCCTAGGCGCATTCAAGATGATAGTACATGTGTGTTTATAGGGAGACGGAGGAGTGGTAAGTCGACACTTGTGACTGATATTCTATGGTACAAAAAGCACATGCCAGTTGGTGTAGTCATGAGTGGTACAGAAGAGGGTAATCATCACTACAAAAAGTTTGTACCGGATCTATTTATTCATGGAGAGTTTAACAAGGGGACAATTGAAAAGATTATTGAACGACAAAAGACTATACTGGCTAGAACTGGAGGTGCAAGTCCAGTCTTTCTACTTTTGGATGATCTCATGTTTGATCGAAGTTATATGAGAGAGAAGTGTGTCAGAGAACTCTTCTTCAATGGGAGACACTGGAAGGTTTTCTTCATGGTGACTATGCAAGACTGTCTTGGCCTCGATGCAAGCATCAGAGGTCAAGGAGATTATGTATTTGTACTCAAGACGGATTCAAGTCTCAAGAATCTTCAGAGACTCTACGAACACTTCTTTGGTGGAGTTGTATCGACATTCAAGATTTTCAAAGAGTTGTATGACAACTGTACTGAGAATTATGAATGTCTCGTCATTGACAACACAAGCCTATCGAGCAAGTTGGAAGATAGAATATTCTATTACAAGGCGAGCATCAGGCACAACTTCAAGATTGGTAGCCCTGCAATGTGGAATTTTCATCGAAAAAATTGCATCACGCGTTAAACAGTTAAAAGTTTAAACTGCTAGAATACTAAATGCAGATTTTTGTCAAGACTCTGACGGGAAAGACTATAACTCTAGAGATTGAGTCTTCTGATACCATTGCCAATGTAAAGGCTAAGATTCAGGACAAGGAGGGTATTCCACCAGACCAGCAAAGACTCATCTTTGCAGGGAAACAGCTAGAGGATGAACGTACTATGGCTGATTACAATATTCAGAAAGAGTCTACTATTCATCTTGTTCTACGTCTACGTGGTGGTGTAGATCTTGTATCCATCTCTGAGGTTGTAGAGCCTCCAGTTGCAAAGACACCTCTACCAGTCGTAGAGGAGGAGGACTCCACACCAATTGTCAACATTGTTTCACCTCCACCACCACCTCCACCTCCACCTCCACCTCCACCACCACCTGCGCCAAGTGTAAGACTACCAACGAAGATTCCAGAGCCTGTTCGGGTGGCTGAGACCTATGTTCCAGATTCTACAGGTCTCAAGAGCTCCATCATTGCTGGTGTACTTGCAGTGCTTGTATTCTCTCCAATTGTTCAGGTACCACTTGCTCGGCTCGCACCCAAGTTTTCTGGCCACGGCCCTATTCCTTACATCTTCATGGTTGTCC